TGGCAGTGGCAATGTTGACATTCAAGGTAGTTTAAAAGTAGACGGTGTAGACGTTATGCAGTCTATTAAAGATATGCAACGTGTACTAGGTGTCGTAAGTAGAGATATTGAAAAAGAAGAAAAGTATGCAGGACTAAAACGTGCCGCAGAAGCATACGAACGTGAACTAGCAAAAATTGAAACATTTGAAACTCTAAAGGATTCAGCTTAATGTTTAATTTTTTAAAAGATCGTAAACGTGTAATTAGAGATAGAAACAGTAACGAGCCGTACTTAGTTCGTTGGTATTTGTTTCTAAAGGACAGAAAGAACTTTCCTTTCAATATCACTTTGCACAAGGTGCTAGTAAGCGACGAGCCTACGCTACACGATCACCCTTGGAGTTATGCTACTTTTATTATTAAAGGCGGCTACTATGAAAATACTCCAAAAGGACGTTTTTGGCGTGGACCGGGACATTTTCGTTATCGTAGTGCAGACGATTTACACTTTTTAGAACTTGCAAAAGACACAGAAGGTAATGAAATACCTTGTTGGAGTTTGTTCTTTATGGGTAAGAAAGCAACGGATTGGGGCTTCATTAAAGATGGAGAATGGATTCATAACGAAAAATACTTAGCTCGAGGTGCTAAAGAATGACAAATAAACATTATTATAATTGGCAGGATATAGAAAACTCCTGTATAAACATTGCTCTACAAATGTATAAAGACAACTGGCGTCCTGACTACATTGTAGGTATTACTAGAGGCGGAAATGTACCTGCTACAATACTAAGCAATATGTTAGATGTGCCAGGTCAAGCATTAAAAGTAAGTTTACGTGACGATAATGTAGATAACGAAAGCAACTGCTGGATGAGCGAAGATGCATTTGGTTATGTAGACGAGCAAGAACGCAAAACATACAAAACACGTTGGGATATTAGTAAACGTAAAAATATTTTAATTGTAGACGACATCAACGACACTGGTGCTACGTTTAACTGGATTAAACAAGATTGGCAAGCAGGATGTTTGCCTAACGAAGAAAGTTGGAAGACAGTGTGGCATAATAATGTTCGCTTTGCTACTATCACAGATAATTTATCAAGTGAATTTGACGGTACTGTAGACTATAGCGTACACGAAGTAAACAAAGCAGAACAAGATGTTTGGTTAGTTTACCCCTGGGAGAATGTAGGTGAATATTGATACACTAGAAATTGCACAGCAGGAAGGAAGAGCTCCTTGGACTAACGTAGAGTTTGATACACGTGACTTTGTTGTGTATAATGATATATACCCTGTTACAGAAGGCCATACACTAGTAGTACCTAGACAAGCAACACAAGAAGACATTTTAAAATGTATGAAGTTTGCACTTGCTATGGGTAACGATAATGTAAAGGCATCCAGTAATAACATTACAGGATTTAATATTGGCCTAAATACTGGCGAAAGTGCGGGACAAACTTGTATGTATCCGCACGTACATTTAATCTTCCGTCGTGATGGAGATATGGAAGATCCGAAAGGTGGCGTACGGGGCGTCATTCCATCTAAACAAAAATATTAAGGAAAGGAACTATGGACTTGAAGGAACAAATGATTAAAGCGGCAAGACTACACGCTGAAGCGGAGATAGAATTGCACAAAACTAACATTGAAGTGTATATGCAAAAAGTTGTTGGTATTGGTGAACATTCGGATATTATTGAAACTATCCAAAAAGAACTAGATCAAATGGCTACAGCACACGACCGTCTTGAGATGTTAAACAAATATTTTGTTTAATATACTTGACAAAAACCTAAATACAATGTATAATGTAAATTATATTGTACATTGTATTTTTACTGGCAATCCACTGCCTTAACATCGGAGATTAAAATGAGTAAAGTAAGACAAATTAGAGCAAAGTTAGAAGATGCTGGCATTCGCTATTGGGCGGGTGACAACATTTCAAAAGTGCTACAAAAACACGACAAAGAAGAATTAATTAACGAAGCAACTAGAGCATTTGAAGGTGTATTAGATGCACTGTTAATTGATCGAATTAATGATCCTAACAGCCAAGGTACAGCAAGGCGTCTTGCTAAAATGTACTACAATGAAATTATGTCAGGGCGTTATGATCGTAAGCCAGATGCAACATCATTTCCAAATGACAGCGATGATCGCTATGAAGGTATGTTAGTTGTACGTAGTGAACTTAAAAGTATGTGTTCACATCATCATCAACCAGTAGCAGGTGTTGCATACATTGGTATTATTGCCGCAAACAAACTAATTGGTTTAAGCAAATACACACGAATAGCACAATGGTGTGCTAGGCGAGGTACACTGCAAGAAGAACTTGCAAATGATATTGCAAAAGAAATACAATTTGCAACAGGTGCAGAACACTTAGGTGTTTACATTCAGGCAACGCACGGTTGTTGTGAGAATAGAGGCATTATGGCAACTAGCAGTCTTACACAGACAACTGTACTAAAAGGTGCGTTTAAGGATGACGCAGGTACAAAGAAAGAGTTCTTTGACAATATTAAATTACAACAAGAATATGCTTGTGGAAAGTAAATAATATGAAACTAAGATATTCAGAAGCGTTTTATAGCGTACAAGGCGAAGGCAAGTTTGTAGGTGTACCTAGTGTATTCCTACGTACATTCGGTTGTAACTTCCGCTGTATGAACTTTGGTGTTGATACTAAAAAGAATCGCACAGAGTTACACGCAGAAGGACAAAGATACAATCAAGAAGTCAAAGACTTAATTGATGCAGATGTACACAAAACAACTGAAAAGTTTGAAGACTTACCTATTATTCATACAGGCTGCGATACATATGCAAGTATCTATCCTGAATTTAAACATTTTAATAAACAAGCAGATGTTAATGAAGTAGTTGAGCATCTGTTATCACTTACTCCTAATGGTAAATGGGTACAGGATAACGGACAAGATATCCATTTAATTTTAACTGGTGGCGAACCATTGTTGGCGTGGCAACGATTGTACGTAGAGTTATTTGAACATCCACGAATGAGAGACTTAAAAAATGTTACATTTGAAACGAACACTACACAACCTTTACACAACGAGCTCTACGACTATCTCAACAATAGCGACAGACTTACGATCACTTGGAGTTGTTCCCCAAAACTTAGTGTTAGCGGAGAACCTTGGGAGACTGCTATTAAGCCTGATATTGCTCGTGAGTATAGTCTTGTTTCTGATAGTGAACTTTATCTCAAGTTTGTTGTCGCTACTCAAGATGATTTTGAAGAAGTTGAAAGAGCTGTGGATGCTTACAGAGGTGCCGGGGTACAATGTCCAGTATATCTTATGCCGCTGGGCGGACGCAGTGAAGAATACGCTCTTAACGTTAAAGACGTTGCCGAAGCGTGTATGGAAAAAGGATGGCGATTTACCCCTAGACTCCATATCAGCCTATTCGGAAATGCCTGGGGGACCTAATACGATGAGTGAGTATAAAAATGTACAACACGAAACAGCAATGAAGGCTAAAATTAATAAACCTCTTGATGTTGAATTAAGAGAAAAAGGACTACTATGAAAAACTTTTAAAAAAAAATAACAGGACTTGAAAAAATTGAGCAAGAAAAAATTGCTCTAGAAAAAGAACGTAAAAGAGTTAGCAAACTGACTCCAGAAGAAGAACGACGAGAAGCTCTTGATAAAGAAAAAGAAGAAGCTACTAAAAAAGGCAAACCCTGGGTAGCCGTGTTAGATACGCAAGTTAATTCAGATAACATTAGAAACGGATTTTTTGAGCTCGACTGGAATAACGAATTTATTGAGCAACTACTCGATGCTGGCTATAAAGGTGAATCAAACGAAGAAATTGTTGATGCTTGGTTTAAGACTATTGTTACACAGATGCTTCAAGAAGACGGCCAAGATACTGATCGAGGTATGGGATATGTTAATGTTGTGCCCATCGATAAAGGAAAGAGTGAAGTATCTTAATACTTGACAACAGCCAGATCTGGTGTTATAATAGTATTATAATTAACACAAAGGCAAAACTATGATAGAATTATTAGGCATTACATTACTTGTTGCATTCGTACAGAATGGCGACTTGTTCTCATTATGTATATCGGGGTGTTCGTAATATGACAACTTATGTATTAGTAGATACACTCAATACTTTCTTTCGTGCAAGGCACGTAGTACGTGGCGACATTGACACTAAGGTTGGTATGGCATTACATATTACACTTAATAGTGTTAAGAAGGCTTGGCAAGACTTTAATGCAGACCACGTTGTATTTTGTTTAGAAGGACGTAGTTGGCGTAAGGACTTTTACGAACCTTACAAACGTAATCGTAAAGAAACACGCGATGCAATGACTCCTGTACAGGCAGAAGAAGATAAAGTATTCTTCGAAATATTTGACGAGTTTAAAGATTTTATTGATACAAAAACTAATTGTACTGTTATACAAAACTCTGTATTAGAAGCAGATGATTTAATTGCAGGTTGGGTACAGGCACATCCTAATGACAATCATATTATTATTTCAACAGATGGCGACTTTGCACAGTTGATTGCACCTAATGTAAAGCAATACAACGGTGTTAGTAACACAACTATTACACACGAAGGTTACTTTGACGACAAAGGCAAGCCTGTAATTGATAAGAAAACTAAAGAAGCAAAGCCTGCTCCACAGCCCGAATTTATGCTGTTTGAGAAATGTATGCGTGGCGACACTAGTGACAATGTGTTTAGTGCATATCCAGGTGTACGTAAAAAAGGCACTAAGAACAAAGTAGGCCTGCAAGAAGCATATGCAGACAAAGACACTAAAGGCTTTAATTGGAATAATATGATGCTACAGCGTTGGACCGATCATCAAGGTAACGAACACCGTGTGTTAGATGACTATACACGTAATGTTACATTGTGCGATTTAACTGCACAACCTGCAGATATCAAAGAGATAATTAATAGCACTATTGCAGAAGTAGAACCTAAAGAAATATCACAAGTTGGTATGCGTCTTATGAAGTTCTGTGCTAAATGGGATATGCAACGTATTGCAGATCAGGCAGCAACTTTTGCAGAACCATTACAAGCGAGGTACCCTAAATGAGTATAAAAACAAAGACTATTCTTAAAGATAAATTTTGGATTTTAGAAGATGACGGTGTACGAATTGGTACAATATCATTAGCAGACGAAAATCGTTTTATGTTTAGTGGTTCTAAAGGTACAACATATTTTGATAGTAAAAAAGCATTAAAAAAAACGTTTGGTGATAATGTATTAATTAACGACATTACTTTACAACCTGAAAAAATTGCTGAAGCTGATAAGGATGTATACGGATTTCCAACAAGTACAGTGCCTTACAATACAATGTTAGATGTAAAACGCAAATTGCCATTATTTACAAAAAGCTCTAAAAGTAAAAGTTTATATTGTGCAGGTTATTATATTATTCATTTTGATAAAGGATGGGTTAAAAGTTTTTGTCCTAAACTAATTACTGTAGAACGATACGACACAAAGGGTCCGTTTAAGAGTGATCTAGAAATGCGTACAGCACTGAGTAAAGCAAATGCAAAATGAACCTTTAAATACTTCTAGCATACAGCAGTTTATTATGCAAGTTAAAAACGCTGATGCTAGTAATGCTAGAGAAGTAAAACTTACAATACCACAGGCCAAAAATCTAGCATATACACTAGGTATTGTAATGGCAAGACTCGAAGGAGATCTTGAAAGATACGTAAAGGACAATAGTAGTGGCGGAGATATCGAAGTTCGTTTAGACGGCGGAAACAACTGGAAGTAAACTACGTAGATAACTCAAAAAAGAGATAAATATATGCGTATATAATTTAAGGAGTATACGCATATGAGTAGGCCTAAACCCACTGTATTATTAGAATACATAGATAAAAAAACTTATAGGGCCGAACAGGTCTTAGATGCAGACGCTATTTGGGCTGTATTTTATAATGGTAAACCTTTTAATTTAAAAAGTAGTAACTCTATTACAAATTACCCTGGACCAAAATATAAAAAAGTTTCTTTTTCGAATCCTGGACACGCACATAATCTAGCAAAAAAACTAAATGAAATGTTCAATACTGATGAGTTTGAAGTATATATGATGTCTAGTGGCGAAGTAGTAATTGAAGAATGAATTGGAAAGAAACATATACAAAGATCTTTCTTAATCAATTAGGTAAAACTTCAAACGATATTACAGTAAAAGAATACTTACCATTATGGTGGAAAAATACTAGAGACAAAGGCGGCCTTAGATTAACCGACGTTGGATTTGATGTCTTAACCGAAATTGATCTAGCTTCATACGAAGTTCCATATCCTAAAGATATGCCAATGACTACTCAAGTTGTTATATTTTTAGATAAATTTATTGATTGTCCGTATTATCTTACTAACAGAGCAATACACGTTACTAGTGAAAAGAAAGCAATGGAATTACATCTGTTTAGTGGAGATTTACGTAAATATGGACTAGCAAAAGCATTAAAAAGACAAAATAATTAAAAAAGTACTTGACATTCGTCTCGTTTGAGCATATACTATATACATAGTAAGAAATTACTTATGCACTGATTATGACAAACGAGGAATACGAAATGGAAAATGTAGTAACACGCACTGTAAGCCCTAACAAGGCAAAAACATCAATTAAACACGCTATGAAAAAGAAGCGTCCGATCTTTCTTTGGGGAGCTCCGGGTATTGGTAAATCTGAAATTGTAGAACAGATTACTAAAGATCTTGGTAATTCGCATTTGATTGATATTCGACTATCTCTTTGGGAACCTACAGATATTAAAGGTATTCCATATTTTGATAGCAACTCAGGTACAATGGTTTGGGGAGCTCCAAGTGAACTTCCAACAGAAGAGTTTGCAAAAGCATACGACAACATTGTATTATTTTTAGACGAAATGAATTCGGCAGCGCCGGCAGTACAAGCGGCAGCATACCAATTGGTTCTAAATCGTCGAGTAGGACAATATAAACTGCCAGACAACGTTGTAATTGTTGCGGCAGGTAACCGTGATGCAGATAAAGGTGTAACATACAGAATGCCGGCACCGTTGGCTAACCGTTTTATTCACTTAGAATTAGCAGTTAGTTTCAATGACTGGTTTGACTGGGCGGTAGAGAACAAAATACATAATGATGTAGTAGGTTTTTTACAGTTTAGTAAAAAAGATTTATACGACTTTGATCCAAAGTCACCAAGCCGTTCATTTGCAACACCTCGTACTTGGTCGTTTGTAAGTGAATTAATTGAAGATGACCTCGATAATGAGACTACAACTGATCTTGTATCAGGAGCAGTTGGTGAAGGTCTTGCTGTAAAGTTTATGGCACACCGTAAAGTAGCGGCATCAATGCCTAACCCAAGTGACATTTTGTCAGGTAAGGTTAAAGAGTTGAAACAGACAGAAATCAGTGCAATGTATTCCTTGACTATTTCACTCTGCTACGAACTAAAAGAAGCGTCGGACGCAAACGACAAGAAGTTTGACGACAAGGTTAATAACTTCCTACGCTTTGCAATGGACAATTTTGAAACTGAGCTAGTTGTAATGGGTGTTAAAGTTGCACTTACTCAGTATGCATTGCCCATTGATCCAGACGAAGTAGAATGCTTTGATGAATTCCACGAGCGTTTTGGTAAGTACATTAAGGCTGCACAACAGTCTTAATGGGTGTGTTGGGTTTGGACGGTCCCGTAAAAAATCGTCCATTTTTCTTGACAATACTATTAAATAGTAGTATACTATATGTATAGAATAACAAAGTGAGAGGCAAATTATGTTAGACTTTACATCAGAATATATCACAATGGCAGCCAAAGACACCGCAAGTAAACTGAAAAACTGGCAGCCTGATCCTAATATTACTCCAGAACAATTAGAAGAAATGCGTGTTGAAGTATACGACCGTATTATTGTTGCACG